AAAATGATTTCATGACATTTGTAAGGCGCATGTGGCCGGGGTTTATTCCGGGTAAACATCATGAGATAGTAGCTAAAGCATTTGAAAATGTTGTTAATGGACATAATAAACGTCTTATTATTAACATGGCGCCTAGACATACTAAGTCTGAGTTTGCCAGTTATTTATTACCTGCTTGGTTTTTGGGTAAAAATCCAAATAAAAAAATAATACAGACCTCACATACTGCTGAATTAGCTGTGGGTTTTGGACGTAAAGTCAGAAACTTAATTGATTCAGAAGAATATAATCAAGTATTTAACGATGTGAAACTCAAAGCAGATAATAAATCTGCTGGGCGATGGGCTACTAATAAGGGTGGTGAGTATTTTTCAATTGGTGTTGGTGGTTCTGTAACGGGTAAAGGTGCGGATTTATTAATTATTGATGATCCGCATTCTGAACAAGAAGCTAAATTAGCTGCACATAAACCCGATATATTTGATTCGGTGTATGAGTGGTATACATCTGGGCCGCGGCAGCGATTACAACCTGGTGGGGCGATTATTATTGTTGCCACAAGGTGGTCGTTAAGGGATTTAACGGGTCAGGTTATTAAAGCGAGTCAAACCAGGGGTGGTGATGAGTGGGAAGTTATTGAATTACCTGCGATTATGCCGTCTGGTAAACCAGTTTGGCCTGAGTTTTGGAAATTAGAGGAATTATTAGCGCTTAAAGATGAGTTGCCGGTAAGTAAATGGAATGCTCAGTATCAGCAGCAGCCTACGGCGGAAGAAGGTGCGATTGTTAAGCGTGAATGGTGGAAAAGATGGGATTCGGATAGGCCTCCACAGTGTGATTTTGTGATTCAGAGTTGGGATACGGCGTTTTTAAAACATAATCGGGCGGATTTTTCGGCTTGTACGACCTGGGGTGTGTGGACGACAGAGGAGGGAGAAACGAATATCATCCTGCTAGACGCATTTAAGGAACGATATGAATTCCCAGAGCTTAAACAGAAGGCTTATGAAACCTACCGCGAGTGGGAACCGGATGTATTTTTGGTTGAAGCCAAGGCAGCGGGAAGCCCGTTGGTCTTTGAACTCCGTCGGATGGGTATACCGGTCAGTGAATACAGTCCCACCAAGGGAAATGACAAGATCGTGAGGTTAAATGCCGTATCGGATTTGTTTGCGTCTGGGCGAATATGGGTGCCGGAGCGCAAATTCGCTGATGAGTTAATTGAAGAGGTAGCGGCATTCCCTGCTGGGGAGCATGATGACCTTGTAGATTCAATGACACAAGCTTTATTACGTTTTAGGACGGGCGGTTTTTTAAGCCTGCAATCAGATGATGAAGACCGCGAGCCGATGTACCGGCGCAAGGTTGCTTATTACTAGGAGCCGAGATGGAACCTGCACTTTATCCTGCGCCATTAGGTCTTGATGCCGCCATGGAAGAACCCACGGAAGTGGAAATTGAGATTGATAACCCAGATGCTATGGCTATATCAGCAGATGGGGTAGAGATTATCTTTGAAGCTGAACGTGAAAGCCCAGAAGATTTTGATGCCAACCTTGCTGATTATATGGATGACAGGGATCTGGCGTCTATTGCTAGTGATCTGATGCAAGATTATGAGACGGATAAATCATCCCGCAAGGAATGGGTAGATACCTACGCAGATGGATTAAAACTTCTTGGTTTGAAGTATGAGGAGCGCACAGAACCATGGCCTGGGGCATGTGGTGTGTTTTATCCGCTACTGTCAGAGGCGGCGGTTAGGTTCCAAGCTGAATCCATCATGGAGACTTTCCCTGCCTCGGGGCCGGTTAAGACTCAGATTGTTGGATCACTGACTAAAGAGAAGGAAGATGCGGCAGAACGTGTCAAAGATGACATGAACTACCGATTAACTGAAGAGATGCCTGAATATAGGCCTGAGCACGAGAAGATGCTTTGGTCTTTGGCCCTGGCTGGATCGGCATTTAAGAAGGTTTACTACGATCCTTCACTTGGCAGGCCGGTATCTATGTTCATCCCGGCAGAAGATATTGTGGTTCCGTTTGGTGCAAGTGATTTAAGGTCGGCGCCAAGGATTACGCACGTCATGCGTAAGACGCAGAATGAGGTAAGGAAGCTGCAACACGCAGGGTTTTACCGTGACGTGGATTTAGGTGAGCCATCTACTGTATTAAGTGAGGTGGAGAAGCGTAAGGCCGAAGAAGAGGGTATGTCAGCCACAATGGATGACAGATACCGGATTCTTGAGATGCACGTTGAGTTGGATTTGCCTGGGTTTGAGGATGTTGACAAGAACGGCCCCACGGAAATTGCACTGCCTTATGTGGTAACAATTGACGAAAGCACTAGCAAAGTCCTAGCAATTCGTAGGAATTACTATGAAAATGATCCGTTAAAGCTTAAGCGGATGCACTTTGTTCATTACCCATACATACCGGGATTTGGGTTTTATGGGTTTGGATTGATCCATCTGGTAGGTGCTTTTGCTAAATCAGGTACATCACTGATTCGTCAGTTGGTGGATGCTGGTACGTTATCGAACCTGCCTGGTGGATTAAAGTCCCGCGGCCTGAGAGTCAAGGGCGATGACACACCAATCGCACCGGGTGAGTTCAGGGATGTGGATGTGCCTTCAGGTTCTATTAGGGACAACATCCTACCGCTTCCTTATAAAGAGCCGAGTCAGGTTCTCTACCAGTTGCTACAGACGATTGTGCAAGAAGGCCGTCGATTTGCAGCCACGGCTGATATGCAGATTTCGGACTTGTCCGCGAATACGCCGGTTGGTACGACCTTAGCTGTATTAGAGAGGACGTTGAAGGTTATGTCTGCTGTGCAGGCAAGGCTTCATTACTCCATGCGGCAGGAGTTTAAGTTACTTGCAGCGATTATTAGGGACTACGCACCTACTGAATATAACTATGACGTGGATGCACCTGGCGGGCGGATGGTCAAACAAGCTGACTATGACATGGTGGATGTCATACCAGTATCTGATCCTAATGCAACGACACTAGCCCAACGGGTTACACAGTATCAAGCAGTACTTCAACTGGCTGCACAGGCACCTCAGATCTATGACATGCCTGAGTTACATAAGCGCATGTTGGAAGTCTTAGGTATCAAGAACATTGATAAGTTGATCCCTGCTGCTAAGGCAGAGCAGCCACGCGATCCGGTATCGGAGAACATGGCGATTCTTATGATGCAGCCGGTTAAGGCATTTATCTATCAGGATCATGAGGCTCACTTAGCCGTACATATGGCGGCTGTACAGGATCCGATGTTGCGCCAGCAGGTTCAGCAAAACCCCATGGGTGGTCAGATGATGGCAGCGGCCATGGCTCATATTAATGAGCACTTAGCATTCTTGTACCGCAAGCAGTTGGAAGAGCAGTTAGGAGTGCCATTACCACCACCTGATCAGCCACTGCCAGAAGACTTTGAGGTGGAGATCTCAAGGTTGGCGGCTAAGGGTGCTCAACAGTTGTTGCAACTGCACACGGCAGAGGCCCAGCAAATACAAGCACAGCAACAGGCGCAGGATCCATTGATTCAGATGCAGCAGGCTGAGTTACAGCTTAAGCAGCAGAAGGAGCAAAGAGAAGCGGCCAAGGATCAGGCTGAGATTCAGTTGAAACAGCAAGCGCAAAGCCAGAAAGTCATGTTGGAGCAAGAGCGTATTGCAAGCATGAACAGGATTGCTGAACAGAATATAGCGGCCAAGATGATTGATAAGGCGGCGGATATTCAGCGTGAACAGTCTTTGGGAAGGATGGGTAAATGAATTACTCGGAAGCCATAGAGCTAGAGATTGATAAGCAGATTAAGTATTTAGAAGGACAACTCTCGCAAGGGAGCATGAAGAGTTTTGAGGAATACAAATTCGTCTGCGGCCAGATTCAAGGTCTTTTGGTCGCAAGGCGCATTAATGAAGACCTTGCCAATCGAATGAAGGAATACGATGACTGATATTACTGAGGATACTCAGCCGGAAGC